AATAACTCATGAGAATCTAGAGGAGATAATATCTCAAGGAGGTGGAAGTAAAGGTACTTATAGGTTAAGAAACGATGATCACGATGATGACACTAATAAGGTTTCTGTACTTTATTTTAATTATAAAACCCATATGAATGAGGTTTATAAAATGAAAGAAACTAGAAGTGGAGGTGATAAAGCTATCGAAAAAGATGATACATTTAATCCACCAGAAGAAAAAGAGGGTGGGTATAGCGCGCTTAAAAGATGTGTAGAAGTTTTGTTTGAAGGCGCCATGATATTAGGTAGTGACAAACTTCTTAAATGGGAGATAGCACAGAATATGATGCGACCAAAAAGTGATTTTACTAAAGTTAAAATGAATTACACTATTGTTGCCCCTAGAATGTATAACGGTAAAATAGAATCTTTAGTTGGTAGAATAACTGGTTTTGCAGACATGATTCAACTTACCCATCTTAAGTTGCAGCAAGTATTATCAAGAATGGTTCCAGATGGTGTTTACTTAGACGCTGACGGTTTAGCCGAAGTTGATTTAGGTAATGGTACTAATTATAATCCACAAGAAGCATTAAACATGTTTTTCCAAACAGGTAGTGTTATTGGTAGATCAATGACTTCTGATGGTGATATGAATCCTGGTAAAATTCCTATTCAGGAAATTCAATCAAGTAATGGTGGTGCTAAAATGCAAAGTTTGATTCAAACTTACAATTATTACTTACAGATGATAAGAGACGTGACCGGATTAAATGAAGCTAGAGATGGTGCTATGCCTGATAAATATTCTTTAGTTGGTGTACAAAAGCTAGCAGCGGCAAATTCTAACACAGCAACAAGACATATATTGCAAGCTGGATTATTTATAACAACAGAGGTATGTGAGGCTTTATCTCTTAGAATATCTGATATTATAGAATACTCTCCTACAAAAGAAGCTTTTATACAACAAATTGGTGCTCACAATGTGGCTACACTAAAAGAAATGTCAGAATTACATCTTTATGATTTTGGTATATTTATTGAATTAGCCCCTGATGAAGAAGAAAAACAATTACTTGAAAACAATATTCAAGCAGCGTTAGCTCAACAAACTTTAGACATAGAAGATGCTATTGATCTTAGAGAGATAAAAAGTGTTAAACTAGCAAATCAACTATTAAAAATACGAAGAAAGAAAAAGCTAGAAAGAGATCAAAAAATGCAACAAGAGAATATTCTAGCCCAAGCACAAGCGAATACTCAGTCTCAACAAGCGGCTGCTCAAATGGAAATACAGAAAAAGCAGTCTGAATCTCAATCTATGCAAGAATTAGAAAAGATTAAAGCACAGTTTGAGTCAGAAAGAATGATGCAAGAAACAGAGCTTAAAAAACAATTAATGGATCACGAGTTTGAAATTAAAATTAGAATAGCAAAGCTAGAGGCCGATGCTATGAAAGCTAAAGAAGATGGTAAGGAAGATAGAAAAGACGAAAGAACAAAAATACAAGCAACTCAACAGTCAGAATTAATTGACCAAAGAAAGAATGATTCTCCACCTAAAAACTTTCAAGAAGAGGGTGCTGGGATGGGGGCTATAGACCCATTAGCAGGGATGATGGGTATGTAAAAATTTATTAACTATTATTATATTATATTATGGAAGAAAACAAAGAAAATAAGGTTGAAGAACCAAAAGTAGACGAAAAAGTCGAAAAACTAAAAGTAAAGAAAAAACCTAAGAAATTTAAAAAAACACCAGAAGTTGTTAAAGTAGACGTAAGCAACCCGGTTGAAAAAACCGTAGAAGAACCAATTAAAGTGGATTTAACAAAAACAACAGAAGATATTGTTGAAGAAACTAAAGTTGAAGAACAACCTATAGTTGAAATTACAAATGAAGAACCAGTAAAGCCAGAGCCTCCAAAACAACCAGAATTACCAGAGGGTATACAAAAAGTTGTTGATTTTATGAAAGACACTGGTGGTGATTTAAATGACTACATGAGTTTAAATAGAAATTACGAAGACTATGGTGATGATGATTTGCTTAGGTCATATTACAAAGATACAAAACCACATCTAAATGACGATGAAATAAACTTTTTAGTACAAGAAAGTTTTGATTGGGACGAAAAGATAGATGACGAAAGAGATGTGAAAAGAAAAAAATTAGCGTTAAAAGAGCAAGTTGCCAGCGCTAAAAGCCACCTGGACGGGCTAAAGTCCAAATACTACGAAGATATTAAAATGGGGTCTAAGCTCACTGAAGAGCAACAAAACGCCATTCAATTCTTCAACGAGTCACAAGAGAGACAGAAGAGCCATGAGCAGGCACAATCAACGTTTTTAGAAAAAACTGATCAAGTTTTTAATAATGATTTCAAAGGATTTGAATATCAAATTGGAGACAAAAGGTTTAGATATAACGTTAGTGATGCTGAAAAAGTAAAAACAACACAAAGCGACATTAATAATTTTGTAAGAAAGTTTCTTAACGAAAATAATCAAATGGAAAATGCTAGTGGTTACCATAAGGGTTTGTTTACAGCTATGAACTCTGATGCTATTGCAAATCACTTTTACGAACAAGGTAGAGCTGATGCTTTAAAAGAAAGTATTGCTAAATCTAAAAATGTTAGTATGGATCCACGCCAATCACATAGTGGGGCTGTTCAATCTGGCATTAAAGTAAGAGCGTTAGGCGATACTTCTCCAGACTTTAAGTTTAAAATCAAAAAAAATAAATAACAATTTAAAATTACAAAATTATGGCAATTACAGCAGGAGGTAGTTTGAATAGTGTTCCAGCTCCATTACAGCAGGCACTAGCTTCAAATTACATCGATTTTACAGCAGCGGCAACAGCAGGTTGGGCGCAGCAGTATTTACCAGATCTTATGGAGAAAGAAGCTGAGGTTTTTGGAAACAGAACAATCTCAGGATTTCTTGCTCAAGTAGGAGCTGAAGAGGCTATGACAGCTGATCAAGTTGTTTGGTCTGAACAAGGTAGATTACATCTATCATATATAGCAACAATGTCTCACGTTTCACAAAAAGTAGACACTACTGCCGGTGGTACGATTACTATTGTATCTGATATTGACGGCAACCAGAGTACTAACGTTTATTCTGACAATGACCACGGTATTAGAGTTAATGACATCCTTTTAATGGCTGACTCTAACACTACTACTAGAGGTGTTGTAACAGCAGTAGCCGATACTACAGGTCGTATCTCTGTTGGTTTCTACGGAGCTAACACAGCTACAGCTGCTGGTATCACGGAAACTACAGGTTCAGCTCTTAGAGTATTAGTTATTGGATCTGAGTATGCTAAAGGTGGTAACGGTAGAACTGGTCAAAACGAACCACAGTTTACTTCATTCTCTAACAAGCCAATTATCTTAAAAGATAAATATGCTGTATCAGGATCTGATGCATCTCAAGTTGGTTGGGTTGAAGTATCTGGTGAAGATGGTCAATCTGGTTACATGTGGTATTTAAAAGCTGAAGGTGATACTAGAGCTAGATTTACTGACTACGTTGAAATGGCAATGATTGAATCTGTTAACGGTACTCCTGGTTCTACATTACTTGACAGTGAGTTATTTGGAGCCGTAGGTAATACTTTTGGTACAGAAGGTTTATTCTCTGCTATAGAGACTAGAGGTAATATGACTTCTGGTGTTACTGGTGTTAGTGCTGCTACTGATTTAGCAGAATTTGACGCTATCTTAGCTGAGTTTGATTCTCAAGGTGCTATTGAAGAAAACATGATGTTTGTTAACAGAGCAACTGCTCTAGCAATAGATGACATGTTAGCTTCAATGAATTCTTACGGCGCTGGAGGTACTTCTTACGGGGTATTCGACAACGAAGAAGATATGGCACTTAATTTAGGTTTCTCAGGATTTAGAAGAGGTTCTTATGACTTCTACAAGTCTGACTGGAAATACTTAAACGATGCTTCTACTCGTGGAGCTATTAACGCTATGGATACTGTTAACGCTATTAGAGGGGTATTTATTCCAGCTGGCGTTTCTTCTGTGTATGACCAAAACTTAGGAAAAAATCTTAAGCGACCGTTTTTACATGTTAGATACAGAGCTTCTCAAGCTGATGATAGAAAAATGAAAACTTGGACTACTGGTTCGGTTGGAGCTACTACATCTGATTTAGACGCAATGGAGGTACATTACTTATCTGAAAGATGTTTAGTTGTACAAGGTGCTAATAACTTCATGTTAATGAACTAAGCACAATTATTTTAAGGAGACTGGGGTTCGCCCCAGTCCCTTTATTTTATTAATTTTATTATATATTATATTATGGCAAAGAAAAAAGAAACAAAAGAAGAGGTAGAGGTACCTGTTGTTGAAACACCAGTTGTTGAAACACCAAAACCTAAAAAAGTTGAACCTAAAAAACCTGAGTGGGAAATAAAAGATAGGATGTATTACTTAAAAGATAATAAAAAACCTTTAAGTAGAATGATAAAATCTGCAAATATTTTTTATTTCGATGAAGGAGAGGGTTACGAAAGAGAAATAAAGTATTGTGAAAATCAAAGAACGTGTTTCGTTGACGAGATGAAAGGTGACCAAAGATTGTCTCACATTATATTTAGAAATGGCGCTCTTAGTGTTCCAAGAGAAAAACAAACTTTACAAAAATTATTATCTTTATACCACCCACATAAAGATAAAATATATTATGAATGGAAACCAGTACAACAAGCTGCCACGCAATTAGATTGGTTAGAGTTTGAGGCAGAGGCCTTAATGTCTGCTAAAAACTTAGATATTGACTTGGTTGAAGCCGTGATGAGGGCTGAAATTGGTTCTAAGGTATCTAGCATGAGTTCTAAAGAACTTAGGCGTGATTTATTATTATTTGCTAGAAAAAATCCTAAATTATTCTTAGAATTAGTTACTGATGAAAATATTCAATTAAGAAACTTTGGTATTAAAGCGACAGAGATGGGAGTATTAAAATTATCTCAAGACCAAAGAACATTTAGTTGGGGTTCTAATAATAGAAAACTAATGACAGTCCCTTTTGACGAACACCCATATTCAGCCTTAGCCTCTTGGTTTAAGACTGATGAAGGAATGGAGATTTATCAGAATATAGAAAAAAGAATGAAGTAAACACAGTAAAGCAACCATCCTCACGGGTGGTTGCAATACTAAAAATTAAATAATATGAAATCAAAAGGTTTAGGGGATTCAATAGAAAAAATTACAAAAGCAACTGGAATCAAAAAAATAGTAGACAAAGTAACGGGGGAAAAAGATTGTGGTTGCGCTAAAAGAAAGGAAGCTTTAAACAAAGCCTTCCCTTATAAAAATAAAAAATAAACATGGCAATAAGTGTAGATACAGTATATCAAAAAGTTTTAGCTATAGCTAATAAAGAACAAAGAGGTTATATAACACCTCAAGAATATAATTTGTTAGCAAATCAAGCTCAATTAATTATATTTGAGCAATACTGTTATGATTTGGCTAAATTATATGAGCTTCATGGTAATAGTGGAGAATATAGTGATATGCTAGATATTCTACATGAAAAAATTGCTCCATTCGAACAATGGAAAGTTGCGATGTCAGCGGTTAGTGGAAATGAATTGACGTTACCGACATCTACAACTGTACATAAGCTAGGCACGGTGTTTTACACAGAGGGATCATATGATGTAGAGGTTGAAAGAGTTGATAAAAATGATTTACATTATATGGAGAGAACTGCTTTGGCAGCTCCAACTGATGATAGACCAGTATATGTTAGAAAAACAGATTCAATTATAAAACTTTTCCCATCATCACCAACGGTAGCTTATACAGTTTCTAATGTAACGTGTAACTATATAGCTAAACCAACTCAAGCTGTTTGGGGATATACAGTCGTAAACTCTCAAGCTTTATACGACGCTACAACATCTACAAATTTTGAACTACAGGCTTCAGAGGAAACGGTATTAGTATATAAAATATTAGAACTAGCTGGTATCACACTACAAGACGTAGGTTTAATTCAAGTAGCAGATAAAGAAGATCAAGAAATAATGGCTAAAAAACAATAATAAATGGGATTAATAACACAAACAGGACAACAGTATTATAGTACAGCCTCGCCAACACCTTTTGGTGATTATCAATTTACATCTTTAGAACACATAATAAATCAATTTATTATAGCATATGTAGGTGAAGATAAGATAATATCTAAGATAAGAAGAACAGATGTAGCTTTTCATGCAAAAAGAGCTTTGCAAGAGTTATCTTTTGATACGTTTAAATCTATCAAGTCTCAAGAAATAGAGTTAGCAAGTTCTTTAACAATGATACTACCACAAGATTATGTTAATTATGTAAAATTAACTTATAGCGATACAAATGGTATAGAGCGTATTATTTATCCTACTTCAGTAACATCAAATCCAACTGATATTGGACAAGATGCTAACGGAGATTATACATTTACTGGTGGCGCATTAGATACAGATACAACATCTGACACGTGGGAAGCCTATAAAACCGGTCCAACAACTAATAGTGACGAGGATTATGATGACGAGATATTAGGAGCTTTAAATGGTCAAAGATACGGTATTGACCCTCAATATACTCAAAATAATGGTTCTTTTTATATTGATCCAAACACTGGATTAATACACTTTAGTTCTAATCTTAGTGGGAAAACTATAATATTAAAATACATAAGCGATAGTCTTGGTACTGATGCTGAAATGAAAGTTCACAAGTTTGCTGAAGAAGCTATGTACAAATGGATTGCACACGCTATATTGTCTACTAGGGCCAATGTTCAAGAATATATAATCCAAAGATTCAAAAAAGAAAGATTTGCTGAAATTAGAAAAGCAAAATTAAGATTATCAAATATTAAATTAGAGGAAATGCGTTAAACGTAGAAGTCAACACTTCAGAAGGATCTAATGTAGGTACTATCCAAACTCTAAAGGGTAATACAGACATTAACACTGGTACTATTTTAAGTGATTTAACAGCTGATACAAAACTATTTTCTGATGAAGCTGTTTGTGTAGGTACTATTGCTGATGAAAAATCAAATAAATTATATTGGTTTGTAACTGACCCAAAGAGAAACTATGACGCAAGTTGGGAAACCGGAAGCTCTTCTTTAAACAATACTTACTCGCACGCTGAGCAAGATAGCTCTGGAACAGTTAGCGTTGTGCACAAGGTATATTCTGATTATATATTAGAATATGATGAAAACACAAACAAATCAAGTTGGGTTGTCGTAGAACACGTCAAAGTAAAAACAACAATAACAAACGATGCTCACGGTGATGGTGACCACCTACATGTTAGTAATTTAGGTACAGCTGGAGATATAAGGCCAGTAGGTATACAAGTTGGTATGGATGTTGAAATCAATGGTATGAAAACATCTATAATAAAAATAGAAGAAGATAATACTGGTTCTTGGAATGGTTGGAGAGTATACACCGAACACGATGCCACCGATAATGGTTATAGCGGTTTAGGATCAGTTACAGCTGGAGATAGTGTAATATTTAAACAACCTTTCTTAAAAAGAGCTTTAGCATTTAATCATTTTGCTTCCAAAAAGAAAGGAAGTATAATTACGGGTATAAATATTATTGATAATCTTTTATTTTGGACAGATAATTTAACTGAACCAAAAAAGATCAATATAGATAGGTGTAAATATGGTTCTAGACAGGCAGATGGTCCTGGTAAAGGGTTTCCACTTACAGGAACTAGAAAATACCCAACCTTATTAATTGTAAATGGCCAAATACCAGATAATTCAACTAACGGTAGACTTGGTCCTTTAGCGACGTATGAGTCTGCTATAAACTATCCTTTTCTTGGTTACAAACATACTACAGTAATCAAAAAATCCCCAACAACTCCTTTGCGGTTAACAATGTCAAACACCACTCGAGAAGATGTGTATGGTGATGGTAGGGTTGTAATTAATGGAACTGTCAATATCCCAACGCCATCCTCTGGAGATGATTTATTTTTTAACGAAGAAGGCAGGTTATTTAGCTATGGAACAGAAAACACTAATTATCCAGTTACTTTTCCACAAGAAATGGATTGGCAAGTTGGTGATTTAATAGAGTGGTTTGCAGAAGATGATGACGCTGGCTTTCAAGATTCACCAATAGCTATTTTAGAAGTGGCAAGTGTTGATGGTACAGGCACAATCTTTACTTTTATTATACGTACTCTTTCTGCTGGAATGATAAAATCTTATAGAGATTTTAAAGTTAAACTACAACAAGCAGATCCTTTGTTTGAATTTAAGTTTCCTAGATTTGCTTATAGATGGAAATATGAAGACGGTGAATACTCTTGTTACTCTCCGTTTTCCGAAGTAGCATTCTTACCGGAGGAGTTTGATTATTTACCTAAAAAAGGTTATAATTTAGGTATGACAAATAATTTAAGGTATTTACTATTATCAGGATTCAAACCAAGAACAACACCTCTTGATGTTGTTGAAATAGATATATTATATAAAGAATCTAACTCACCCAATGTATATACCGTCGATACAATAAAATCTCCTAGTACAAAAGTTTCCTCGTTAAACACAAGTAACTTTAGCAGTGACAAAGCAAACGCTTGGTTTGGTAGAATTGAACAACCAACTGGGTGGAAAGAAGGACCAAATACTTTAACAGAATCTGCAACCCCAATTTTAGTTTCTAAATCTGAATTTTTTAGATCTTGGGTAATAGACAGTGGTGTTTACTATTATCTTTTAGATGATCATTTTTCCCATATAGATATAAAAATAGGTGATTCAATTACTTTCTTAGATAACAACGGAAACGCAGACGCTGCTACTTTGGCTGCTTTTGAAGCCGCTACTGGACAAACTGGGACAATTAAAGTAGCTGGAATGCTAAATAATCAACCACACCCAATTGAACCTGGAGCAACAACAACCGCTATTTCTTTAACACACAACGGGGTCGCTGTTACTAGTACTTCTAATACTTGGCTTAATGATAACGACCCACTTTATCTACCACCTACTAATGATGATCTTGATGGTGTTAACATTGGTGTATTTAGAACCGTACCAGAAACGCCAGCAATATATTTAGATGATCCACAAGGATCTTTTGAGGTAACGACAGACATGATTCATGCGACATTACCAGCAAACCAATTGTTAAGACCTTGGGATAACGTACCTAGAAAAGCTTTAGCACAAGAAATAACTGGTAATCGAGTTGTATATGGTAATTATATTCAAAATTATGATTTAATAGGAGGTGATGGTAACGAAGATACTTTAACTAAATTTACCTGGAGTATAACTAGAAGACTTAATATTAGAGATAATATTAGATATAATAGCAGTACTGCCCTA